ACTATGGCCGAAAAGGAATCATTGATGAAGAGGTTATAGGAGAGGCAAAGAACACATATGAGAAGTATAAACAGAATCTCGAGAAGTTAAAAAAACGCATCGTTGAGAATGAAAAGTGGTGGCAGTTTAAGCAGTGGGAAGTCATAGGCGATACACAAGGAAAAGAAAACGATCCGAAGTCTGAAAGTGCATGGATGTTTAATTCGATTGCCAACAAACACGCTGATGCTATGGATAACTATCCTATGCCTAATCTATTGCCGCGTGAAGAGAGCGACAAAGGTTCCGCACTGTCACTATCAAAGATTGTGCCATGCATACTAGATAACTGCGACTTCCAGCAGATATATAGTGATACATGGTGGTATAAACTAAAACAAGGATTTTGCGTATACGCTACATACTGGGATAACACAAGAGATAACGGCGCCGGTGATATCGCCGTAAAGCAAATAGATGTTCTAAATCTATTATGGGAGCCAGGAATTAAAAAAATCCAGGATTCACCAAACATCTTCCTAATAGATGCTGTGGATAACGATATCCTTGTGGGAATGTACCCAGACCTAGAAGGCGTACTATCAAATTCTGCAGGTGCTGAAATCGTGAAGTACGATACAGAGCGTGACGATTCAGCATCTAACAGAACAGTTGTTTATGACTGGTACTATAAGCAGACTGTTGAGGGAAGGACGATTGTTCATTACTGCAAATTTATAGACGGTCACGTACTCTTTGCATCTGAGAACTGCGAAGAGTATCTAGAGAGCGGATATTACATTTCAGGCGAATACCCGTTCGTTGTGGATAACCTGTTTCCAGTTGAATCTGAAATGCTAGGCTTCGGATATATCGATATTATGAAGTCTCCGCAGATGGTTATAAACAAGATGGATCAGATCGTCGCAAAGAATGCTGCTCTTGTTGGTAAACCAAGATGGGGAGTTAATAAGAATTCAGGAATAGATCCAGAACAGTTAGCTGACTACTCACAAGATTTCTTTGAGATAAACGGCAAACTAAACGAGGATAATATTAAGCAATTTCAGACAACACCGCTCCCGTCAATGGTTATGAATTACCTCGAAATGAAAAAAGAGGAACTAAAAGAAACCTCGGGCAATCGTGATTTCTCGCAGGGAAGTACGGCCGCAGGTGTAACGGCAGCTAGTGCCATTGCAGCACTGCAAGAGGCAGGTTCAAAGCTATCTCGTGACATGATAGGCGGTTCATATAGAGCATATGTAAGACTGGTTAAGCAGATTATAGAACTAATCAGACAGTTCTATGATGAGCCTCGTTGTTTCAGAATTGACGGAGAAGGTGGATCGTATGAATTTATCAGTTTCGAAAATTCACTGCTAAAGGAAACAACAATTGACGACGTTACAGGACAGCCAGAAATCGTAAAGAAACCTATATTCGATGTTAAAATCTCCGCTGCCAAAAAGAACGCATTTAATAGAGCGTCGCAGAATGAGACAGTAAAAGAGCTATACGGTATGGGTGTGTTTAATCCAAACAACTATGTACAAGCAGGAATGCTGTTAGATGCTATGGACTTCGAAGGAGTGGAAGAACTCCGCAGGAAGGTAGGAGAAAACGGAAACCTAAATGAAAAACTGAATCAGTTAGCAGGTATTGCTATGCAGATGGCAGGTATGCTAGACCAAACAGTTGGAGCAGGAGAATTCACATCGCAGGTACAGCAGGCTCTAGGAATGGAAGTAGCGCCGCAGTTAAACGCAGCCGCATATGAGGCTAGGCGCGGTATAGATAGACCGGTTAATACTAGGGCAGCAAATATCAGAGATAGAGCAAGTAACCAGGCAAGCGTAGGAGAAGGTCATGACATCAGCAAAACTGACGAGTAAGAGAGATGAACAAGGGAAAATCACGTATACGTTAGATATCAAAGAGCACGCGGACGAAAGTCACGTGTGCTTTGCGATTAGCACGCTAGTACATACAGTGTCGGATATGGTCGAAAGATTAGAAAGCTCAACCAGTATCAAGCCTGGTGATGTAGTAATCAGCTTTACATCACATCCGGACAACGTAAACGAAATGATATACGCAAGAATCATATATACATTTGCATGCAAAATGTTAACGATTCTTGAAGAGGGATATCCAAAAAATATCAAAGTGATTATGCCGTAGTCGAATAATAAATAATTTTTTTATATCATAAATCCGTAAAGATAAATGCTCGCGGGTAAGCCGCAGGAGGAACAATGACATATAGAGATTTTTACCTCTTCGATGGAGAGGGCGGCGAAGGAATAAGCGGTAATGCTGGTGTCGCTACCAGTGGTGAAGAGGGCACAGCCCTTGAAGAAAAGAAAGATGATGATTTGTTTGACGATAACAGCTATGACGATAGCGAAGAAGCAGACGATGAACCATCAGAGGGTGAAAACGCCGATGAACCCAAAGACCTATCTGCAGAGTTCGAAGAACTAATCAAAGGAAAGTATAAAGACTTATACGATGCGCGCGTTAAGGATACGCTTTCAAAGAGATTCAAGAACGCAGAAGCAGATAGAAGTCGACTTGGTGAATATGAAGATGCGCTATTTGTACTGTATGACAAGTACGATATCGAGCCTGGTAATCTTAGCGGACTCAAAGAGGCAATCGCGAAAGATGGCGAACTGCTAGAAGAAAGAGCAGAAAGAGAAGGGCTATCGGTTGAACAGTACAAGTACCAGAAGAAACTCGAGGCGGAAAACAGAAGGCTTGAAGCAGAACAGAGAAAAAGAGCTGCTAAAGAGCAAGCAGACGCACTGTACGAGCAGTGGGAATCAGAATCCGCTGAACTAAGAAATGTGTATCCACACTTCAACCTTAAGAAAGAGGCTAGCGAGAATCCTGAATTCATGAGCTACCTTGAATCTGGAATGAGTGTAAGAAAAGCTTTTGAAGCAGCACATATACAGGAGCTAATCTCTGGCGCTATTCAGATGGCTACCAAGGAAACCAGGAAGAACACTATTGACACGGTGAGAGCAAGAGGCTTGAGGCCGCGCGAAAACGGCATGCAGTCTAAAGCTCCGCTAAAGGTCAAGAAGAACATTAGCAATCTCAGTAACGAAGATATGGATAGAATCAATAAGCGAGTAGCTAGAGGTGAAACCGTTACCTTCTAACTGAGGAAGGAGGAACAATGAACGTTAGAGACTATTTCCTTTTCGGAAATCCAAACACAAATATCACTACAGATAGCAATCTGTCGCCGGATATGAAGGAGTACTACGATAAGAATCTTATCAGGCTCACAGGTCCGCAGCTAATTCACGACCAGTTTGCACAGAAGAGACCAATTCCAAAGAATGGCGGTAAGGTTATTAAATTCAGACAGTACAAGCCGTTCCCAAAGGCACTAACACCACTTACAGAGGGTGTAACACCGGACGGAAGAAAGCTCCAGATGACAGAGGTATCTGCAACAATCAAGCAGTACGGCGATTACGTAACACTATCAGATATGCTACTTCTCACAGCGCTAGATAACAACCTGCTAGAGTCACAGCAGCTGCTATCTGATCAGGCAGGAAGAACACTTGATACAGTTACAAGAGAGGTTATGCACTCAGGCACCAATGTGCTTTATGCAGGCGGTAAGTCGGCAAGAGCGGCATTAACCAAGGACGATAAATTAACGGTAGACACAGTCAAGAGAGCTGCTAGAATTCTTAAGAATGCTAACGCTCCAAAGATTGACAAGTACTACGTTGCTATCATCAATCCTGATACCTCGTACGACCTACAGTCTGATCCGGCATGGATTGATGCATCAAAGTATGCAGGTTCAACTCAGATCTTCGAGGGAGAGGTTGGAAAGATTGCAGGAGTAAGATTTATCGAGTCTACAGAGGCTAAAATCTTCAACGAGAAGAGCACATCCGGAGCTAGAATCTACGGAACATTGTTCCTAGGTGCTAACGCATACGGAACTACCGAGATTGAAGGTGGCGGACTCGAGATGATTGTTAAGCAGAAGGGTTCAGCAGGAACAGCAGACCCACTCAATCAGAGAGCAACTGCTGGGTGGAAGGCTGCAAAGACTGCAGAGCTCCTAGTTAGCCCTTACATCGTAAGATGTGAGCACTGCGTAACACTGGAATCTGATCCAAACTAATTCATAAAGCTAGCCTGTAATTCTGCAGGCTAGCAATATTGATATAAGGAGTAAGAATTATGGCAAAGAGAAACGAAGAACTAGAAGCTGTTGAAACTATGACAGATGAAGAGGTTACTGAGGCAGTAGAAAACGCTGCAGATGAAGAGGTTACTGAAAAGACTGCTACGGTAAGCGATGATTACCTAGAAGAACTTGTTGAGATTATGCTATTCAAGGATTCAGACAAATACTCTGATGATCTAGTAGTTACACTTAACGGCAAGAACTATCAGATTAAGAGAGGCGTCAAGGTTATGGTACCGAGAAAGGTGCAGCTTGTTATCGAGGACTCTATGAAGCAGGCAGGACTCGCCGCTGACTACGAAGAAGAGGCACAGCAGCAGTACAAGGAACTCGAGAATAGACTATAAGGCAGCTATAACGCTGTGTAAAGCGAGGGCTGAGGCTCTCGCTTAATTTATTAAGGAGACAATATGAAAAGAATCAGCGTAACGGTAGATATAAATAAAGTAAAGTCCATCATTGTTAATGGACTAGTACAGTTCGATGATGATGCAGCGATAGACATCAAGCTGCTTAATGGTAGTAGCTCGTTCGACTTTTCGGAGTATACCGCTGTAACAATCGAAATTATCCGTCCGGACGGAAAAGCCTTTGTTAACTGCATAGGAGACCACTTAACGGTTGAAGATGCGGCGCAAGGATTTCTAACATATAAGCCGGTTCCAGAAGTCACAAAACTTGTAGGTTTGTACTTCGTGGATATTTCCATATACACAAACGGCAAGAAGATGACTACATCAAGATTCACGTACAACGTATCAGATGGAAACATAGATAATACCGAGATCGAGAAAGAAGAATATTATCCGGTACTTCTTGCGCTTGTAAAAGAAGTATCAACATACAAGGCAGCAGAAGAAGCGAGGGAGCGAGCAGAGAAGTTAAGAGCGAGCGAAACCGCAGGTATCATCGCACAGGCAAATAAAATTCTAGAGAATATCCAGGAAAAGCAGGGTTATCTAGATGATCTATATAGTGCGTTTGTACAGATAGCTAACGAGATAACCGGTAGCAACTTTGATGTTACATCGCTTATAACAGCATCTAGCCTTGAAACTAGATTAAAAGGTATCTATCCAATCAAGGACGGTAAAGATGGAATTGAAGAAGGACAGCTAGGATTTGATAAGTCAAAAGGATTGCTATATATAGGTGGCTCGGAAGTTAAGGTATTAAACAAGCCGGAAGTTGCTATATCAGGAACTGAACCAGAAGATAAGAGCCTGCTATGGCTAGATAACGTAAGCGGCAAGGTTAAATACTACGCTGGCGGTGCATGGAGTGAGGCTAAATGCTTTGCAGTATATAAGTAGGTGATGATATGGCAACAACTCTATTTAATCAATGGGTGATACATAGTGGTCCTAGAATCAGACTTACTGCTACAACAGATTATTATCGTGATGGCGCATATATGTATTACCGTATAAACACATATATCCACGGTTTAGACTATAGGCAATCTTGGTACGGCTGGTACCTGGATATGGCAGTGTACATAGACGGACAATATATGGGCACTACGAGGTTAAAACAGAATAAGCCTATAAGATGGTCGGGCATTAGTAATTCGACGCCATATTATGCAGTTAAACGTGTTTCTGGCAATGCTCATATCAAGATTGTACTAACATCAAACAAACCTAGATATGGACAGAGAGTGTGGGAAAGTGGCGGAGCTTTACCGGCACCGCCATTAAGCACAGCCGGACTATTAACATTAAAAGATATTACTGAATCCGGAATGATAGTTAATATAAGCGGACTACCTACAGGATATGAAAAAGAGCTCCGTTTTTGGCATAGGGCAAAAGGTGAGGCGTGGAAACATATTGGAAATAAAACTGTGTCTAACAGCAGTAGAGATTGCAGCATGGCATTTAATGACCTTATAGCTAACACTAGCTATGAAATATCAGTAGAGGAATTCGTGGATGGCTACAAAATAACTTCGTTTGACTCAGCGATTGCACTACCTACCGCAAAAGGAGAGCTGACTACAACTACCACAGAAAGCGAACTAATAGCGGTTGAAGAGGTTAATTCGAATATTTCATACACTAGAACGCTAGAGTGGTATATAAGGCCAGCAGGTGCAGGAAATTTTCAGTACATGGGAGAAGAAGAACTACCTGCAGGTGTAAGCACAAAGGCGAGAAAGTTTGAAAAACTCACAACAAGCTGTAGATATGATGTTAGAACGCTCATTAAACGCAAGGACACCGTTTTAAAAGAGACTGTTGTATCTGATTCACTTAAACCAAGTAGCGCAGTTATAAAAGCTGAATCAGATACATATAGCAGCATCCAGATAAACATATCTCACATGGTGAATACCGGGTGGGAGCGAACTATAAAAGCGAAGTATAAAGCTGCGCAGGAATCAGAATATAGAGAAGAGAGCGTGACAACAGGAAATGAAAGCACATTTATAAACCTAAAGAACCTTAAAGCTTTCACAGATTATGAAGTCGTTGTTGAAATCTATAGAGATTCCCAGATTATAAAGTCCTGGACTGAAAGAGTTAAGACAAGAGAAATGGGGTTTGTTGCAATTCCTGTTATCAAAAGCATTGAATCTATTATCAGAACTAAAGATGCTGTTATCAATTGGCTTGTAAACGATGATAGAGACGAAATGAGCTATGACGTTGAATATAAGATTGGTGAAAGAGAGTGGACGAAACTTATAACGACTAAGTACAAATCAAAGCTCACAATAACTTTACCTAGCGGTAATACTGAATATTTAATCAGGATAAAAGGCTATGCCACAGATTCAACGAAGATATCTTATTCTCTGGCTGTTCCGGTGTATACATATCATCGCTTCGAGTATGACAGCGTTGTTGATGCGCAAAAGGAAATCGCTTTAACAAGTATTGAGATAAATAGACTTATACGTTTTATCAATAAAAAAGTTGGTAGCAGCTTGATGTTTATTGAAGAGGGCGAATCTATCACTTTAGAAAAGCATAATGAGTTGAGAAGGGTGCTAGCTTTAAGCACGATTCCTAGCGGAGATATCAAAGCTATGGATTGGATATCACTTAAAAACAAGGTAAATGAGGGTTAAACATGAATACAGCAGAAGTGATCAAAACGGTTAATGACAGATGCCCGAATACGTGCACTGACGAAGAAAAACTTGCGTATGTGAATGAAATTGAAACCATCGTACAGAAAGAGCTATTAGACATCGAACCAGAACAAATGAAAAGTCCTATTACAAGTGAGAATCAGACAGATGAATTGCTGCTTGTAAAACCGTTTGATGTAATCTACGTATACTACGTAGCGGCGATGGTTTGTCAAGCTATGGAAGAATGGGATTCATTTAATAGCTGGTTAAGTTTGTACAACAGTCGGGCAGTAGATGCGAGAAACTATTACATCACCAAAAGTAATCGATTAAAGAATTTAAGAATCAAAAATTACTTCTAGGGGGGAACATGTTATTTAAGGAAATGCAACCAAAGATGAACGGTAAGCAATCGGTGCTGCAGTTCAAAGGATATAACGCAAACGCTGTAATAGATGATGGCGAAATGAGAGATATGTATAACTTGTCATCAGATAAGTATCCGGTGCTCTCTCAAAGAGCACCAAGAAATATCATAGATATGCCGGTGCAACATCCAAGAGATATCATCGTAAAAAACAATGTGCCATACATCATAGATAGATATGAGGTAGATGGAGAGATAAGAACATTTATCAAATACTCTAAAGGTGGCACGGATTACCAAAAGCGAATAAATAACATTATGCCTAAAACTATGGTGGCACATAATAACAAAATCTGCATATGGCCAGACAAGGTGTATCTAGATATTACAGATAACACTGTAAAGCGCATGGATGCATCAGTGCGCGCCACGGCAACAATTAAGCCAGGCAGCATATATTTAGTTGGCGCAGATCTATCTGAATTTTCTGTTGGTGATGCTGTTGAGATATCAGGGTGCAAAAAGCAACCAGGCAATAACACGATGATCGTGATTAAGAGCATAGAAGGTAGCACAATTACCACTTACGAGAATTCATTCAGAATGCCGAGTGACGATGTAACTAAGGAGTCATATGTTGAAGAGGAAGTAAAACTCGCACGAGAGATCCCAGACCTTGATTACGTTATGGAAAGCAATAATAGATTGTGGGGCTGTAGGAGCGAGGACAACACAATCTATGCTAGTAAGTTGGGAGACCCACTTAACTGGAACTACTTCCAGTCGCTAGCAAACGATTCATACGCGCTAGAGGTTGGTTCAGATGGTGAGTTTACAGGGTGTGCTGCATATCCTACGCACCTAATTTTTTTTAAAGAACATCATATGCATAAAGTGTTCGGAAGCATGCCAAGTCAATATCAGCTATACAGCACTGAGTGCTTCGGAATAAGAAAAGGCTCTGATAAATCGGCTGTAATCGTGAATGGTGTATTGTACTATCATTCATTAACGGGCGTAATGGCTTATGATGGCGGAACATATCCGGTAATGATATCGGAAGCGTTCGGAGATTATCAGTTCAAATCAGCTGTCGGCGGAAGCAACGGTAAGAAATATTACATTTCGATGCTAAATGAAAACGAAAATAAATATAACATCTTCACTTACGATATACTGCGTAGGCTATGGCATAAAGAGGACGAAACAAAGGTCGCAGCCTTTGCTAATGTAAATAATGAGCTTATATACATAGCAGACGGCAACATCTGGACTACTACTGGAAAGCGCCCGGAAGATGATATTAAGTGGTTTGCTGTATTCGGACCATTCGATGAATTTGTAGAGAATATGAAGTCTTATAAGAAAATAAACATGAGACTAGATATGCAGCCGGGAGCACAACTAAGGATAAGTACTCAATGTAGTAACGGTGAATGGGAGCCAATATACGAGTGCGAAACAGAGCGAGGGAAAACGCTTAGTGTTCCAATTATCCCTAACAGGCAAGCAAAGTTCTCTATAAAGATTGAGGGAGTGGGAAGAACAGATATTGAATCGCTTACAAGATACTATAGAGGCAGGAGTGATAGACCATGATAACTGTACCAAACAGAACAGATATGTCTGATGAAAGCCTTGCACTCAGGACGATAGATGAAAACTTGCGAAAACTCGCAGATGAAGTACTCATGGAAATCATGAACGTATCAAAAGAAGCAAGCAAGAAAAAAGAAACATCTGAAAGCAAGGTGAATAAAGAAGCACCTAGAGTCCATATCGCTTATGCAAGTAGTGGAGATGGCACAGTGGGGTTTAGCACCACGGATAGCACCGGAAGAACATATATAGGAATCTACACAGATTTTAAAGATGTAGCTAGCGCAGATCCTAAAGCGTATAAGTGGACGAAAGTCAAAGGCGATAATGGCGTAAGCGTAAGCTCCTATACTAGGTGGTATTATTTAGCGGTAGAGACCCCAGAGAAACCAGCACTTAAAGTTCCGCCTAGCCCGTGGACCATAACAGAACCTAACTACATAGAAGGGAGCACAAACAACCTATACTATGTAGACCAGAGCGTTTTCTCAGATGGAAGTTTTTATTACTCGGATGTTCAGGTGTCAAGCTCATATGCTGCAGCTAAAAATGCATTTATCAAGACTTTAGAAAATCATCAAAAGACACTAAAGCAACTCGAAGATTTAAGCAGACAGACAAAAAAAGAAATCGCAGATGCAGCGGATAGCATATCCAGGAAAATTAAGACAGAATATTACTCATCAGCCGATATGGACGACAAGATTGCTAATATTGAATCGCAAATAACACAAACGGATAATGCTGTAAATGTTAAGTTTAGCGAAGCTCTTAAAAACATAAATGATCTAAAGTTTGATTCGGATAAAAAGTATAGCGAGATTATAAGTACTATAAGGCTAGATAAGAACGGGATATCTATAGGCAAAAGCGGTAACAGAATATCCATGAATCTAGATAATGACAAACTGAGGTTCATGCAAGAAGGAATAGAAGTTGCGTATATGAGCGATAACAAACTGTATATACAAAATGCGGAGGTTCTCAGCAGTATAAAGCTTGGCAAATTTGCGTTTATGCCTGATACAGAAACAGGCAGTTTATCATTTGGAAAGGTAGAAGATTAATGGCAAACACATGCATATATGAATTCATCCCGGTAGATAAAAAATACAGCTCTCTTGAAGAGGGATACGGATGCATTATACCGGGATACTCAACGGTAACACCAGTGGTTCATGGCACGCTTACAGATAAAATGAAGCCTTACTATTTGTATGCGTCAACCTACGATGAAGAGGTAAGGCTAAAAACAGTTACTATTTGTGAAAACAAAAAAATAAACGTGAATGAATTAAAGAGTCCAAATTCATATTTTATAACCGAAAGCGGAGATGAATTAAATTATAGATTTGAACTCCCAGATGTGTTAGTGCCGACTCACTATTTTTCGCCAGCATATCATGATTACGAACCGCTAATAGCATACATCAGCGCTGCAAACGAAAAGAATGCATTAAATGAAAGTGGTAAATGTATTACAAAATTGGCGCTTTATGGCGAACCAAGAATCACGGTAGTTAAAAATCCTTACGAGTCAAATGCAGATGGAACGGCGAAAAAAGGCGGAAGCTATCGAACTGCACAGGTTCAAGTGGGGTGGTTCCCTATAAACGTGAGTGGCGCTGCAAAGAAAGTAGATAAAATAACCTTATCCGGCAAAATCAAAAGGTCGAATGAATCAGCTTACAAACCGACCAACATCACCACAAAACTAATCAAAACAGATACTGATGAATCCGGGTGGGTTACATCAACATATGATGTAACTGTGGCAGTTAATAAATCGTATACACACAGTTTTGCACTGTATGCATCAGATGGACTAGGTGGTGACGGAGTGAGCCACATGTTTTTTCAATCTGCTTTCAAACTGTTTGATTTCAGAATGACCGGAAGGGGGTTTGCACTTGGCAAACCATCCGAAAGAGATGCGTTTGAATGTGATCTCGATATGATTGTATCGAAAGGTGCGGAATTCAAAAAAGAAACAGTGTTCAGAGGTCCTGTTAGAGGGCATAGAAACGGAGTGGTAATTATTGATATAGAAATTACTACAGACACTGCGTTAATGAATTCAACTAGATTTCCTGGAGCGAAATACATATTTGAACTAGCACTACCTAGAGATACGGTAGGAGAACAAATAGATGAGAAATGGCTCCCAGAGCTATATCCTGAAAAGATTTACCCAGAGCTATATCCTATATGTGCACTAGAGACAAATACAGAGTCGGGACTATATGAGCAATCAGCTAACGATATCTACCTTAAGGTATACCTAACGAGAGAGCCTAAAGAAGATATCAGAATCAATTGCAAGTTTACAAAATCTATGAGTTTAGAAGCGCAGGACGCTGCAGGAGGTAATTAATGAGCATAGGTTCAGTACATGGAGCAACGAAAGAAATAAAAACCGCAACCAAAGATGTGGTTGTGGCTACAAACGGTGGAGTAGCAATGAGATCTGTCTCACAATCAGAACTAGGAATACCTCCGGATAGTAAAGTAATACTTGCGCAAGTTCATCCAAAACACAGGGCTGATGTAGATGATGTGTGGACTGCGGTATTCTACGGCTATTCTTGGGATGATAAAAAAAGAAGTGTTGAAATTGCAGTAAATGGAAGATTAACAGGGCTGCAGAAACAAGAATTTGAAGTAAATGTTTTATACTACTAGGAGGAAGTTATGATAGGTATAGTACATGGGGGGGGGTAGAACAAAAACCCAAGAACGCGTTACACTAGGCGGTACGTGGACTGCGCCGCAGAATGGAACGCTTGTATGCACTGGACGAGCGCAAGCTGACTCGGCATATATTTTCATCAAAGACAAAAATATTGATGCATATATCGGAATGCACACTATAGAGTACAATCAACACTACGGCACGATAACAGTGCCCGTAGTGGCAGGACATGTGTATGAAGTTAGGCGAGGGTCATGGCAAGTTCAAAGCGATTTATTCATATACGAATCGTAACTTTGTTAATCGACTACCATGCTGTAGTAGGATGTACTGGAAACGTCATCAACTGTTAAGTTGGTGGCGTTTTCTGCATTATGAAGAGAGCGAAAAATCATAAATACAAGTGTAATATGTAATAAAAAAGAAAACCAGGAGGAAGGCATGGCAAATAAAGATCCATTTAAAAGCGCATACAGCGAGCAGATTGCAGCGCTTGTACAGAAGGCACAGGATAACACAGCTAATTTTAAGTACGATCCTATGACAGATGCGTCATATCAGGCACTTGCTAAAGAGTATGCAAGGCTAGGTGACAGGGCTAATGAAAATACAATTGCAAACCAAGCAGCATTAACAGGTGGTAGGGCTAGTTCTTATGCGATAAGTGCAGCGGCACAGGCACAGAATCAGTACAATCAAGCTTTAACAGATAAGATACCAGAGCTTGAACGTTTGGCGTATGACAGATTTAACGCAGATAGAAACTACGGCTTAAATCTACTTGGAACTATGAAGTCACTAGATGACTCGGCGTATAGTAGATTTACTGATCAGAGAAACTTTAATTATCAGCAGGGAAGAGACAATGTCGCTGACCAACACTGGGATAAAACATTTGATTACCAGAAGTTGCGAGACAGCATTGCTGATTCACATTGGGATAAAAATTTTGATTATCAAAAGCAGAGAGATAATGTATCAGACAGTCATTGGGAGAGAAACTTTAATTATCAGCAAGGAAGAGACAGCGTGAGCGACTCACACTGGGAAAGAGAGTATCAGTTAAAAAAAGACTCAGCCTCTAGAGCAGGTCGGCGCTCTGGGGGCGGAAGACACGGCCGAAGAGGAAGAAAAGGAAGGGGGCGTAGTTCCCAAGAACAGTCAACGCAGGTTGTATCATACGTTCCTAGTGTCGCTGCTCAAATTGCCCAGAATGCAGTGAAGGGAATTTTAACAGGTAAGGCTAAAAAAGGTAAGTCGGTTAAATCTCAAACGTATAAAAAGGCTGCCAGAATGGGATACGCTCCTATAGCGTTTAGAAGAAATACACCTGCAGAGGCAAGAGCAGCTGCAAGAAAAGCAGTAAAGAGAATTGTCTACGGAGATAACAAGCATTATGTAAGCAAAGATCCTGTAAGGCGCGCAAACGATATATTCAACAATACACAGATGGCAGGTGTAAATAATAATTCAGATAGACGTGCGCTATATGCTCTTAAAGGCTTAGCTGAATCTAAAAAATCTGACTTGCTTAACGCAGCGTGGACTGTTACCTCAACACCTACACTTGATCCTAAGAGTATGCACCAGGATCTAAAGAGATACAGCGAGCTTGGATATATCAAGAACGGAATGCTAGATGCTGACAAACTTTCGAAAGATGCTAGAGATGCATTTAGTGGATTCTATAAATACGTAGAAAAAACGAGACAAAAAGCCGAAGCGCTTAACTACATGGCGAAAGAGGCAGGTATTTATAAAACAGAACTGCAGTATGATACCAAAGCCGGCAAGTTCAAGAGAAAGCTATACTTAAAAGATAAAAACGGTAACGAACCAAGAGAGGGCGTAATTGAAAAGCCTAGCGCTGGTCAGAAGTTTGCTATAGATATTGCGCAAGGAACGCTAGGCTTCCTTGCTGATTTAGCTGTAGGCAAATTTACAGGTGTAGGAATACTGCCTGTAATGGGCGTAAACGCGTTCGGACAAGGCGCAGGAGATGCAAGAGCTGCAGGCGCTGGTATATATTCTCAGTGGGGCGCAGGATTAACAAACGCAGGAATCAATATCGGAACTGAAAAAATGTGGAGTACATCAAATATCATGAGAAACTCTACAGGTAGAGGACTTCTGGATAACAGCGCGGAAAAGTTTGCTAACAAAATGGCGGCTAGATTCGCAAAGGGAACCGCGGCAGATGAGATAAGATATAAAGCGATTAAACTCGGTCTTGCTGCATCATCCGAAGGTGTAGAAGAATTCATGAATGCAATTCTGCAGCCTATATCAGATAGATTTTACGATCCTGATGCGTTTAAGAAAATCGCAGAAAACCCTACAGGATACCTTGCGGATGCTGTGTACCAGGGGATAGTAGGTACAGCGATAGGTGGTATTGTTGGTGGACCTAGCGGCGTTAACATGGATATTGAACTGTCTGCAGAAGATAAAGAAAAAATACTGCAGGCAGGTCTTGCTATGTCTGAAAAGTCCAGTGCAAACAATTTCGCTAGATCGATTGACAAGAACAGGCTTAAGGGCGGAAAAGTACTAAATAATGCTATCCTTGATTTAAAACATAAAATTGAATCCGGAAGAGAATTAACAGAACATGATCAGGTGCTCTTAAGCGCTGCAAAGAAATCGCGCATAAGAGGCGCAGAGAACGTATCAGGTAGTTTTATTATCAGATCCGAAGAAGGACTAAACACTGAATACGATAGAGAAAAAGCATCCGTGCTTTTAACTCAAAAAGTTGCGAACAGAGAAAAAGAAGTTAGGAAGTATCTACAGGATGCAGACACACCTAAAAAGACTGTGGACGAACTATCATTCCCAGTAGCCAGGATATTAGAGGGAACGGGAAGTAGTGCAGATGTAGAAAATGTACTATTCACAGTAGATAACAATCCAGCTCTTGAATTAATCCAGAACGAAACAACGCAGGATTTAAACGTAGGAATGCTGCCTAGAATGAACAATGGAATGATAATGGGCGGTGCTAGAGAAACGCAGCACTTCAAGAAAGAATTAAACTCATTTATGGGAGCGAGATACGAGAGCAACGTTGAAGAAATATTACCAAAAGCAAAGGATGCAGCAAAAAAAGAAATGCTAGCATCTATTGGCATGAAAACAAATCCAGAAATAGAAAAACTGTTCGACGAAGGCGCAAAGAATGTGAAGGAAGGCGAAGAGTTTATAAACTATGCACACGCATTTAATTACTTCTACGATTCTGGAAGAAGAGGATTAGACTACAAGAATCTTGACAAGGCTATATTCCAAAGCGAGCTAGTACCTGCAGATATCCGTAAAAAGATATATGAGATAGGGAAAGCCGAGAGAGAAGATAACAACATCATTACAAACAAGTCAAAGCTACCGATAGGATTTAAAGCCGGAAGAGTAACACTTGGTGAGAACGTGAGCATGAGTAGCTCAATGATTAATGCGTACAGAACACTCGCTAAGTCTTTTGGCGTTGAAATATCTCTTGAAGAGAATATCAAAGACTCCGAAGATAAGGAAGTAAACGGCTATTACAAGAATGGAACTATCCATATCTCCATGAAATCAGATAGCCCTGTCGTTGATGTTTTAAAACATGAGGTAACACACCATATCCAGGTTAATTCACCTAGGCAGTATGCAGCATTTAAAAAGTATGTGCTTGATGAATTCTATAACTCAAATCTTGCTGAGTATGAAAACAAACTCAACAAATACATGAATGACTACAAGGATATATCACGTGCTGAAGCAGAAGATGAATTGCTAGCGGATGCTACAGATGTATTCTGGAAAGGTGATGCCGATGCAGAGGCAGCGGTTAAAACACTTATAGAAAAAAATAGAAGCCTTGGAGAAACAATCCTCAAGGCTATTAAGTCTACGGTAGATAAGCTAAACACATTAAGCAAGAATGTTATAAACGCATTAAAAGGGGAATACCGCGGTAAGTGGCTTGAAGAACTAGGAATCCTGGAAAAAGCACAAGAAATGTGGATAGAAGCTTTAATGAATCCTGAAATAGATAAATTTGAAGAGGCTGTTAACAACGATGATGAAATCAAATTCATGTATAAGGGTAAGGATTCAGAGGGCAGAGATGTATTCTCAATTTCTAGCAAAACGAAAAAACTCACAAAAAAAGAAAAGCGAACAGAATTAACAGAGAGATTTGAAAACGGAGAAGTGTTAAATGTTGAATTCGATAACGGCAAAGGTAGAAAGTATACAGCTAAGCCACACGAGGATTTCACAGGAAAGAATTTTTACGGTGACAAACAAACAAAATCGATTAATGCATTTAATAAAAAGGTGAATCTATTCTATGAAGGAGATTTATCGAAACTGTTACAGAATTCGGAATACATAAGATCCGGACCTGAAAAGAAGGAACACAAAAATGTAATCAAATGGGAGTACTACAAAAAAGAAATTGTAATAGGAGAAACGCCGTATAAATTATTGATTAATGTGCAAAACCGAACTGATGGGGATTTTATTTACAACATTAAATTCGAAAAAATAAAAAAAGACCAACATTGGCAAGCTATCAATGAAGATAGTAAAAATAACGCCCATGTTGGTATTGATAGTGTAAATCTATCACAAAACGATGAAGAGGTCAAGGAAAAATACCAGAGAAAAAACAACATCTTCGATATCCCTAACAATCAGCAAGCTGATTCTAACACCGTCAGGCAGCTTAACAAGAAAATCGATGCGCTGATTCTAAACCAGACTAAAACAAAAGGAACCATACCTAAAAGGTCATCTGTTATTAGTTATCTGAAAGAACTAATAACAGAGGTCGGTTCAGATGTAAAAGCAGAAGATTTACGTATTGATTATCATAATCTTTATAAAGCAGCTAAATCAGGTGATGATGCAACGAAAGAGAGGTTATTAAACGAAATAACAAGAGAGATTGTTAAGAATACCTATGAGACTAATCGCATATCTCCAGAAATAAGGGATGTACAGAGATACCTAAATAATATGACTATCTCTATCGATGAAGATTTAGAAGCAGAAATCAAAAATAGATACGGTACATTTGGGAAGTTTAAAGATTATATCGATGGCGCTTTCAAAATAAAACTTAATAAGAACATCGATAGAATGGAATACGCTGTTCCAGTTGATGACATGCTATCTGAAATGAACGAGCTGTTCGGAGACACTATCAAGGTTGACGGACGAAGTCTAGACGATGTTACAGACTTTGTTACAGCTCTAGCTACAATTGCTGAGTATGCATCGGTAAAAGATAATAAAGTCTATCTTTTTGATGGCGGCGCAAACCTAACTCAGTACACCGAAAAAGAAATTGCTGAATACGAAGATGAACTAATAAAGGATGTTAAAGCTAATCTAGAAGCCAGCCTTGGCGAGATTAAGCCTATTGTTACTTATGCAGATAAGCAAGAGGCAAGAATCAGTAAGCTGAAAGCTAGCATGAAAAGAAGTGCTATGAATAAGCCAGAACAAACAAAGTCAAAGAAGCTTATAAGCAAGCTGATTAATGACACTGGTTCAAAGATGCCGGCAGAAGATGCTATGAGAATCTATGAAGAGGTTTGGTCTGCTGTACATCAGGCAACACCAAACGCTAGTGCAGCATATTCTGCAGCTGCGAGGCTATCGAATGCACTCCTTAATTCGAACGAGAATAATATAAAGGAAAACCTACAAACAAAGAAGCAAGTAATAGAGCTACTCAGCGTAGGTAAAATTTATATCTCTCCAGAATTAGCAAAGAAACTAAATTATCAGGAACTAAAGGCTAGATATGGTCACGCATTAAGATTTACAACAGATATCAACAGTGAGCATACAATGCCTGCTGAACTAGTATATGACTTCTTCCAGAATAAACTAGGTGAGAAATACCCTGAGTTATTCGCATCAGATGCATCAGATGCAGAAGAGGCTGTAAAGAACCTGTGTAACGCTGTAGATATGGTTGAAACATCTGCAGAGACAGACGGCCTGATTAACGGTGAATATAAAAACGTTGCTAGTGATATCACAGAATTAATACTAGATAACGCAATTTCTATGAAACCAGAAATGACCTATGCAGATAAGCAGCAAGAAAAGCTTAAAGCCGCCGTAAAAGAAGCGAGAAACAAAATAAAAGAAAGGGAAACAATAAAGAGACAAAAAGCAGAAAAGAAACATGAAGAGGAAATAGCAGAAAAAAACAAGGCTATAGAAGAACTTGAAAGTGCCATTAAAGAAGAAAGGGAATCAGTAAGTGAGCTAAAGCGAGATTTAAGAAAAGAACGTAGCGAACTGAACAGAAAGAGTAAGGCAATTAATAGCATTAAGTGGTACTCAAATAAGCTATCAAACAAGCTGTTAAAACCTACTAATACGCAGTTTATGCCGGAAGAGTTCAGAAAGTCTATCGCAAAGGTTCTATCTGAGATGGATTTTTCAACAGAGCGCGGAGATGCGTTCTATGAAACGCACGGATATAACAAGACCTATGAAAACTTCATGGAGTTAAAAAACGAATATCGCAAGGTGCTTGAAGAAAAGAATGACGGTGACAGTACGTTTAGTTTTGTCGAGGATGAAGATTTCATGAATCAAATCGATTCTGTTCTTGAGGCATTAAAAGAATCGAGGCTTGTTGATATGGACGCCGATACAATCGAAAGCGTGAGAGACGTTATTAGAGGTCTAGATACCATTATCAACAAGCATAACGATATGCTTAAGTATGACCAGTACAAAACGATTAGTGAAACAGGAAATGCAGTAATTAACGAACTCGGCAAAAAGGCAGAAAAGAATCGCTATGCTGGCGGAGTTAGTGCTGTATCCAAGTTCATATTCTCGAGGAACATTAATCCTGCAGATAGGTTTGCTGTACTGGGTGGCACGCTTAATAAACTGTTTAAAGAGATAACAATCGGATTTGATGATCACGCTATGAATGTTAAGAGCGCCCAAAATGAATTTCAGAGAATTCAAGAGGCTGTAGGAGAAGATGCATTTAATACTATCTGGGAAGATTCAAAAGTAGAATCTTTCAAGCTGGAATCTGGGAAAACCTTAAACCTAACTCATGGGCAGATGGTAACACTATTCCTTCTCAGCGAAAGAAAGCAGGCGCTAGAACACATTCTTACTGGTGGTATTCAGACTGCAGAAGTTAAACCGAAGAAACTCGGCAAAAACACTGTACTTAGAAAAAGCTCCATGCAGAGAGAAAAGATAACGCGTAGTGATATTATAAATATCGTTAAGAGCTTATCTCCGGAAGAAATAAAGTGTGCAAAGATGATTCAGCATTATCTAAATACAACAGTTTCTGACTGGGGAAATGAAGTATCTATGAAAGTATGGGGATATAACAAGTTTACAGAAGAAAACTATTTCCCTATCAAAATTGCAAGAGAAACTGTAGACGCTAATGTTGAAGAGGCAGCGGTAACTAAAATTATCAATCCAGGATTTGCAAAGAAGACGAAACCATCAGCAAAGAATGCGGTTGTATTAGATAACGTATTAAGTGTCGCATCAAACCATATAAGCGCTATGAGTGCGTACCAGGCACTATCTATGCCACTACAAGACCTAGAAAATGTGTGGAACTATAGAGGGTATGGAGAAGATGGCATAATTAAAGGCTCTGTTAGAGAGGCAATCGAACGTGCATATGGTAGAGAAGCCAACGAATACATAGAGAGATTTTTAAAGGATGTAAACGGCAATATCGCAAAAAGCGAGATGCCTATCACAACTAAGATTATAGGAACAGCAAAGCGTGCTGCAATTGCAGCCAACGGAAGAGTCGCTATGCAGCAACCTATGTCGATTGTTAGATCGTTTGCCGTAATAAATCCTAATTATATATTCAGAAGCAAGTATTCACGCGACGCGGTAAAAGAAATGCAGCAGCACTCAGGGGTCGCTGTATGGAAAGACTTAGGTTATTATTCAACAGATGTAGGGCCAAGTCTTACAAACGCCATGATTAACAAGGAAAATAAACTAGAGAAAGTGACTCTTGATATGTACGGATTTCTTGACAATATGACATGGGGTAAAATCTGGGGCGCTTGTAAACTCAAAGTTGAAGAAACAATGAACATCCATGAAGGAGACGAAGGATACTGGCAAGCAGTAAATGAACAGTTTAGAGAAGTTGTGTATAGAACTCAGGTGTTTGATTCTGTGTTATCCAGATCTGAACTTATGAGACAAAAAGATGTAGGTTCATCAATACTTACAGCGTTTCTATCTGAGCCGACTAAAACATTGTCATTGTTTATAACTAATACGCAAATTGCAAAGCAGATGTATTATGAGGGCAATGTAGCAGAAGCTAGAAAGCTAGTCACAAAACAATTTGGTTGGTTCATATCGTCGGCGGCAGCAATGGCGGTTATGAAATCTGTTTATGACGCTATGATAAGACACATTGCAGACGATGATAAAAAGGACAAGAATTTTGTTGAACGATTCCTTGATGCGCTTCTAGGGGAAAACAAACTCCATACAGACGGAAATCTATTTGGGGAACTAAATCCTATAGCTATGTTGCCCGTAGGAAAGGATATCCAGTCAGCACTACAAGGCTACACACCATCAAGATTAGACATGTCTCTGTTCGTAAAAATTAGCGACGCATACAAGGCATGCGTAGATCCTAAAAATAGTTTAGTTACAAAACTTGAAAAGGTCGCTAATGCTGCAGGTGTATTCTTTGGGCTTCCTGTAGATGTAGTTTATAGAGATTTAAAGGGCACATTTGCATATATAGCATCAATACACGACTTTTTCACCGGTGCAAATACAAAGCAAGATTTGCTAATGGATTTCTCAAAAATCGAGAAAACATACGAAGGAAACAAAAGTTCTTTTAAGAAAATTGCGACCGACTCCGAAAAGTACGATAGCGAAACGAGAGAAAAAGCAGCTAAATACATTCTTAAAAATGATAAAGAGTACACAAGGGAAAGAATCGATAAAGAAACGATTAATCGCATTAAGAGAAACCATAATGATGAAATGGATAACTTTATCAAGAAGGGAAAGAATGAAGAAGCTGAAAAACTCGCAAAGAGCCTTGCAGCGAGAAATAGTATGCTGGATGCAGAGGAATACTTCCAAAGCAGAATTAATAAAGTGAAAACTGATCAGCTCAAAAAGATTGAGAATGCTCTCATGAAAGGCAACACTGAAGAGGCTGAAAAGTTTGCAAACAAATTCAATAAGATGAATATCGAGGTTCAAGGAGAACGCTATACTTCTGAGGTAGCAATGGAAAAATCGAAAGAGTGGATACGAAAGGAATATCTCAAAGGAGTTATTGATGGTTTAAAAGCTCAAAATAACTTAAAGGTTGAAAAGCAACTCGCAAAGATAGAACGTATAGATCCGACGAATGTTGATTTCCAACGTGAAGAGGTGTTATATAGTGCAAAACAAAGCATAAGGTATAGCTATTATCCTTATATAAACAAAGCGCTTGCTCGCGGAGATGTTGAGACTGCGAGAGTATATGCACAAAAAATAGAAGCTCTATATCCAGGAGATCGCAAGTATACTGCAGATGCCGTTATTAAGAGGAGTTATAAATACGCTACAAGGAATAAAAGGAAGAAGAAAAGAAGGTAAATTGTGAGGCTGTCGAAATGACAGCCTCACTTCTTTTAAAATAACTAAAGTAGAATTTATAGAAAGTGTAGGAGGCACATATGGATAAAAACAAAAGAACTAAACTAAGAGATGGCGTTGCAATGATCATCACAGGCGTAATCGCTGTACTAATGGTATTTGGAGTCAACGTCCCGGTGATTAGCGACACAGTGATAGGTAAGGTGGCATACGTAATTGCGTTTGCGATATCGTATGCGGTGAATCATTACTTCAATCACAATTACAGTGAAGAGGCGAAGCAATCACAAGAGTTGCTGGATTACTTAAAGGAAGCTAAAAAAATAAACGAATACGTACAGCATGTTGATAACTATGTAAATAAACAGCCTGTCGAAGAGGCAAATACAAATGAAGAGGTTAGCAGCGTGGAAAAGACAAGCGAAGAGAGCGAGGATGAAGAGGAAAGCGAGGCGAAAGGCTAATGGCAACTAGGCAGCAGTTCGTACAGACGGCAGTTAGTTACCTCGGAGCGGTTAGAGGTTCAGCTAAACACCGCCGCCTTATCGATATTTTTAACCAGCACAAACCAGATGGCTGGCCAATGAACTATGTTGCGCCGTGGTGCGCTGCATCTGTATCCGCCTGGGCGTACGAATTAGGAATTGGAAATCTAATCCCGGTCAGCGCAAATTGTGGAACAATGGTTTCTAAAGCCAAGCAGATGGGTATATGGATTGAAAGCGATTCATACACTCCGAGCCCTGGAGACCTAATCCTATATGATTGGCAGGATTCCGGATACGGCGATAACGTAGGTGGGCCAGACCATGTAGGCGTGGTCGTATCTGTTGGCGGTGGAATGATTACCGTTATTGAAGGAAACAAGGGTGCATCGTCCGTTGTGGGATATAGAAGTGTACCTATCAACGGCAGATATATAAGAGGATTTGTGAGACCGAATTTTGACGGCGTGAGCACGGCGCCGCCAAGTTCTAGTTCAGGAAATTACGGATTATACAAAGTCAATTCATCTGCAGGACTTAATGTTAGAAAAGGACCTGGAACAAACTATGCAAGGATAGCTACGCTATCAAATGGAACGCCGCTTCGAATTGTGGAAATGAGCGGTAACTGGGGTAGATCCGTAGGAGCTGGTGGCTGGGTTTGTATGGACTATCTCACGAAATCAGGAGCAACATCAGCGCCTACATATACACCTAGTAACACGAGTGCATATGCTGTAGGTAGAACATATCAATTAATTTCTGATATGCGCGTAAGAACTGGTCCAGGAACAGGATATAGGCAGCGAGCATATTCCGAGTTGACCGCAGACGGAAAGAAACACGCACTCGCTGGAAGCCTAGCTTGCTTGCGTGCAGGTACTCAGATAACCTGTTTAGAAATGCGAGGAGATTGGATGCGCATTCCGTCCGGATGGATTTGCGCTCGCCAGGGAAGCAAGGTGTATATCAAATGATTATAACAGCGTGCCACTCCGCAATGGGTACAATTATTGACTTGATTATCGGTGCTATTGTCGGTATGCTAGGTGGGTACATAAGGTATATGATAAAGAAACAAAAAGCGGAAGACAGCGTGAGAGAATGTCTTGTAGAAGGCATGATGTGGATTCTCCACGATATCCTAGAACCAATGTGCGATGTAGTTATAAATCGGGGCTTTGTATATCTAGATGAATATGAGAATCTAAAATCGCGATTTGAAATATACGAAGGATTAGGCGGAAAAAACGGAATCAAGCAAAGAATGATAATGATAGAGATGTTGCCGAAAAAACCGAGAGGTTATGAATTAGAGTAATTTTGATAAAATGCGTTGCAATAATCAACGTAAGTATTGAAAAATACACGATTCAGTATTAACTCGTAATGAAGTGGTTGCGAGTTCGATTCTCGCCAGCAGCTCCAAAAGTAAAAGCCTTGAAAGCGCCTTTTGATCGGCGGATTCGAGGCTTTTTCATTTAAATAAATTTTAGTTATAGGACAAAACGCGTTGTTAAAAACCACTGTAGTTGTTGAAGTTTCAACGACTGCAGCGAATATATCTTTTCATCAAGCCCTCGCAGCATAGATATTAATTAAAATCGATCCAACAGGGAAGCTGGCTAGTCCAGCTACAGTCATGTAATACTGATAATCAAAACCTATATAATATCCTGCAATCCAAATAACCGCACATACAATCATTGGAATGAAAATTGCAAATACGCCTTTAGATGCTAAAAAACCTGCAGTTAAAAAAGTGAATGCAAGGTAATTAAATGAAACAAGATAATAGTCTCTGCAAAAGATAGCTAAAAACATAAACGCTATAGGCAATATGTAATCAAACAACGCGTATCTAATTTTTTCTGATGTACTACACATGTTAATACCACCTTTCTTGCAATCAGCCTAAGATGATTATATTCCGTAATAAAAAATTAATAGCCTAATTTAATTCGCAAAATGTGTATGCATCGTCTTCCACTGCCTAAGCTTGATGCTCACCCAGAATCCATAGATTCCAAAAGTTACAATTGTAAGCAGAAGCCACTTTATCCAGTTTCCAAATAGCTGCACAG